CGCCTCCCCCTTCGTGGCGATCCCATAGTTCTCGACATTGCCAAGACCGACCTGAGACTGAGTGACGCTGTGCGGGTTAGACTTGTCTGCGATGTGATCGGCAATATCTCCCAGGTCTCCCGGCAGGCCTTGGATCTTGGATGCTGGCAAGTCAGGAATCTGGCCAACAGCTGCAACCCCGGTCAAATCCAAGAACCCAACCTTGCGGTTAACCCAAACACCTCCTGCGGTATTGTCAAAAATCAATACCTCACTATCATCCGGCTGCCCGGTGATTCCCACGGTCTGCAGATCGCGCAACCGGTGAGTGTGCAAGCTGTCTGCATTGCTGTTTGCCCCACCCGTAAGCGTCCCGTGCTCAGATTGCGACAGGTGATAGCCCTCGCTGCTACCCATGATAGCAAGCAATTCCGAGTGAGCCTTCGCAGGACTTTTGAGGCGCGTCCATCCGGTGCCGTTATAGATGTAGCTTGCCGATCCGCCAGCAACCTCCGGATCATCAGATGCGTCCGTCACCACCACGACATCACCGGTTTGGACCTCGCCATCACCCGAGCCGATTACCAGCGCATCCCGTGCGGCAATATCCGCAACAACAAAGACCTCCGTCAGTGCCAGAGCGGGCAACACATTCTCGTCAAGCTTTCCTCCGGTGCCAAGGATCGGCACCTGACCGCTGTTGGTGCCGGTGTTTTTGGTAGCAGCAGTCCCCAGGTTCAGATCATCGATCTTACCGTCAACTTCCGTGCTGCTGAGCCCAGACAACAGCATGACGGTTGTGCCGTCATCGTTTAGCCCGTAGAGCTTATGATTCTGCTGGTCGATGACGATGTTGCTATCGCCGAAATCGTCGGCTATCGGTGCACCGTCGCCTCGTCTTATCTTGATCTTGTTGTGTCCGCTCATGTTAGTAATAGCCTCCGTCTAATGTTTTGTTCGTCAAAGTTTGCTCGTCGGACTCACCGACAATATCGCTCTCAGTGCCATGTGCTGCGGTCTGCTTGATGTGGTCTTCAAATTGGTTCTTAAGGGCCAGCATATCGATCAGGTTCACGTTGATTTGCGTCGAACTACACACGTCCGCTTGAATAGGATGAGACGGAGCAGGCTGTGGGCAGCAAACAGTTGTTTGAGTCGTTGGACAAACGCTGGAAGCGGCTGCATGGATGCCACCGCTTCGCCTCACTTTTACAGTCACGGAGCCGCCTCTCACTGTGTTAACTGTTGCTTGGATATTCACGGCATCGTCGCTGGTGTTACTACCTCCATCTTTCCTGAAACAATCGGCCCATGACGTTCGCCTTCTGGATTCTCAATGATAAGATCCCAGTCATAAAATCCTTCTGGTATCTCCATTGTCTCGGCCCCTGTAAGGGATATCGCAATCACCCCTTCAGTTGGCTCCACGATGTCAGGGCTTAAATCAACGATACGTGACGGTATGTGAGCCAGACGCGCTTTCGCGTGCGCCTGCCAGCCCGTCAAATCGATCGGGTCTTCTGTCCCGTCCTGTGTGCAGTTAATGACAAGCGGGTCGAACTTTACGCTACGAACAATACAGAGGTTGTGCGACTTGCGATGACTCATCGTTCGTTCCTCCGTTCGTTCTCGCGAACCGATAGCAGAGCAAGCCCCTGCCGCCAGTCGCTCATAAATGAGAAATGGTTATTGATCTTGTCGCGAGCCATTCGCTCAAGCTGAGCATTCACGAAGTGAGAAACTGTTTCTGCCGCCTCTTCTCCCCACGGCAGTGTGTCGGTTTCGCCAAAATCGACCTTCAGTCCATTCCAGATAACGTGAAGTTCATGGCCTTCCTCCAATATAGGGGCGACGTAAAATCGGTTTCCGTTTGGATCGATAGTCCAAATGTTTCGATCCCGCATTGTGCCATCGATCATGTCTTCACGTTGTTCCCAATCGACCTGCCGAAGCTTCACGCGACCGGACTCTTCACAGTCTGCTTTGCTACAGTGCAACCAGACGCTTTGAATGCTGGCTCCGTCTGGCATGTCGCCTCGACTCGCGTAGCATTCAACAACTAAATCATCCTCTTTGAATGTGGTTTCATGCCCTGTCTGGTATGTTTCGATTACCTGTTGCATACGCAGACAGCCCGAGCGGATGGCCTGCTCAACCTGCCGCCTTCGGATCGGGTTTGCATCCTCAGCAAACGCGCCGAGGAAAGACCGCACAGCTGCATGAAAATCCGACCAGATCATTTACTGTCTGCACCTCCGCTGTTTTTCGCTTCGGCTAAGGTCAGTCGCTCCCGAAGCTTTTCGAGACCCGTGTTTGGGTGGACATTCTTTTCCCCGAGTTCCCGGAGTCGGTTACGAATAGCTTCTGCCTCGATCTCGTCGTCAGATTTCGCAACTTCTTCAGTCCCATCCTCGCCACGTGGAGTCAGGACATCGGAGAGATCCAAGCCACTGACATCTACTTTCTCTTCGCTTTTTTCGGCATCGACATCATCCGCAACAACTTTGCCTTCTGCCTGCTCGCGCTGCGGAGGCCTGGGCGGCCTGGAGGGAATTAAGGAAATGTTGGCGCTGAGCTGAGTCTTTTTTTTTGACTTCTTTTCGTAGTCGCTAAGAGACATCGGGCGCACCCCAAGCTTCCGGGCCTCCTCTGACTCCAGCACCTTCGCAGCGTCAGGGTCAGCGACACTGAGAATCCCAAACATCTTCCCCTGGAAAGGCTCTACCTGGCGAAACTCGAAAGTAAAACCACTTAGCTTAATCGGCTTTTCTGCATCATTGATCTCAAAGTATTTCATCACAAAGCTGTTATCTCAAAAATGGGATTTCAAATCCACTGTATTTTCTATAAAAGAGGCCGGCCCATAACTTTCGCTACGAAACCGGCCTCCCAACCAGACATGGCACCTAGCCTCTCCAAAGAGACCAGAAACTGCTCCAGAGCAGAAATGAAGATTATCCGCCCCCGCCTCCGCCTCCGTCGCCGCCTCCATCTCCGCCGCCGTTTCCGCCGCCTGCGTCGTCGTTAAACCCTTCCAAAATCGGGTCGGAGAACGGGTCGTAGTTCTCGATCATGAAGTGGCGTTTGGTGTCTCCAAGCTGGACAGTCCAAGTCCGGGAGCGCAAATCAACCCACTCCGTGTTGGGTGTGATGATACAGGCATAGTCCTTGTGAGCGCTCTGCCAGACCTTCCCTTTGCTCTCCACCTTGTTTGAGTTGGCACCGGCCATTGCGATGTTAAGGTCAGGCCACTCGATCGCCCAGATCGAAGCGCCACGGCTGCGAAGATCCTGAGTGCCTTGCGCACCACCAGTGCCTCTCGGGAAAGATCCGACCCGATCGGTGAAGTAGTTCTGCACGAACACACCGATGACCACCTGATACTCCGGGATGTGATAGCGATTGTAGGTGAAATGCACCGCGCCCTGCTCGTCCATCACCTTGCCTTGCTCGATGTTCTGCGAGATCCCCGTCTTGTAACGGTCTTGCAGGTAAGCAATCAACGTCCGAGCGATTCCATCGGCGGTGTTCCGGTCGGTCATCAGGTCAATCTGCTCAACCTCGCCGGACCCACCAACCTCGCGGTTTTTCTTCACGTTGTAGCAAAGCTCAAAAAGAAGATCGATCGAAAGCGGAGCACCTTTTAGGTCAACAACCTGCCCATCGTTTTCGAGCAACGTGCGGAGCCCAAGAGCGTTTGCCTTGTAGGTCAGAATCTGGCCCGACTCCGGATCTCGAACGAGAGCATCCTCGTCGCTGTCAATCGCAGGAGAAGCGTAGTGCTCAGGGCTTTGCAACTCATTAATCGGACGACCGTAGAAGATCGAGTTTCGCCACTGAGCCATGTGGTGAGCATATGCCTGCCTGTTCTGCTCAGCCAGCGGGATGGCTCGGAACGACGCAAGGTATTCATTGACCTTCTTGTCTTCGACGATCCGCTTCAAGGTGTCCTCATACTCCTTCGAGTATTTGAACGTGTAGCGGGAGACTTGGAGGTAATCGACCAGCGTATGTTTCGCGAGATCGCTTGGCAGTTGTCCGCACCAATTCTCCTCATCATTGATCGAGTTGGTTCCGAGATGGCAGACACCAAAAGTCGGTTGATGAACGGCTTTCTGCCCTGCGGTCAAATCACCCCAGCCGGCTGCCGTAAAGAGCGGCCGGATGGTTACCACCGCCGTGCCGGGGTTGGTTCCAGGCACCGAATCGGTGATCTTGTGCGCCGTCGATCGTGCCGAACCATCGCCAGCCATGTCGGCGGAGTCGATGAAGAGAAAGTTCCCCGGCACGAACGCTTGGTGGATTTCATTGAGCCGATTCCCGTAAAGAGAATCATCGTTAGTGCTCACGGTGATGTCCCAAGACCCAATGTGGATTCCGTTCGAGCCAGCACCCGGTGTTGCGTCGCCGGAGAGAATCCGGAAATAATCGTAGTGGTACTGAGACTCCTGCGTCCGCAGGACGTATGGTAGGTTTGCCGAAAACCGGTCCACGTTCTTGGTGCCCGGAGTCTGCTTCAGCTTCCCGATGGAGGAGAACAAAAGCATGTCCAGCGAGTGCGGGCGGTAGCCGACGAGCCGCGCTTCCGCGGCGTCCTCGTAAGCCTTCGCCACCGCATACTCGCGGTGATCCATGTCGGTGAATTTTTGCGGCGTGAGCGGCTGAATCGTCGCCCGGGCCAAAGTGGCTCCACCTGCGTCGTGCCACTTTACAGTCCTTACCTTTGAGAGAATATTATCAGACATAATCGTTTGTGTTCGCGTTTCAGTTTATGGCCTCATTATACCCGCAAGAGCTTAAAAACTAGATGGTTGCGAAGCGGAGCGGCAATATTTCCAAAGCGACAAGACTTGCCGCCAAATGGCAGGACAAAAAAGCCGCCAACCCTTCCAGGTCGGCGGCTACGAGTGGCAGGGAGCGAAATTGATTATCAGCCGTTCAGAAATGAAAGGAAGCTGGGTGACGAGGCTTCCTGCTCGGAACCGCCGCTTGCACCGGGGCTTAGGCTGGTCTCAGCGGAAGGACCCAAGTCTTCGCTCGAAGGAGGTGAAACCAGTGGCGCACGCTCGCCACTTGGCACTCGCTTGCCGTCTTCCTTCTTCCTCTTCGGGGCGATCTTCTGAAACTTTTCCCATTTTTTCTTCTCATTTTCGAGAATCCGCCTGGTCTCCATGCGGGATTTTTCCGCAAACACATCTACGATATCCGACTCACTGAAGGTCCAGTAGAGGTGCTGCTGCTCTTTGGGGACCTGTGAGATCAGATCCGGACGAACAAACCTTCGTCCATCCCGAAACAAACTTGTGCCACCATGCGCCTCAAAAAAGCGAGCTTGCTCGTCGATGAACCGGCTGATGAAATTATGCGTAGGATCGTGCTGATTGAATGGGACGATGCCTCCGTTCAGCTCCAGAAAAGATTCGACGACTCCCGAATACTGATCGACGACCGGGGCAATAATCGGACGTATTGCCTCAGCAGCTTGATCTGCGTCGTCGATCTCTGGGAACACTTCTTTGAAAGCGGTGGACAGTGAACTCTCGGCCGCCTGGCGAAACTGGCTGCTTTTCTTCTCGATCTCAGGCTTCTTGCGAAGCGCCTCAATTTCTCGACGAAGTGCCTCGTCGCGCTTTTGATTCGCTTGTTCAAACTCCTTACGCAACTCGTCTTGAATCTTCCGTCGCTCCAGCTGTTTTCGCTGTGCCGGTTTTAACGGCGCATTCTCCTCTACCCACTCACGATACTCCGGGTCTTGGCTTGGTCGATAGCCGCGCCCCTCATCGGCTATGCGCTGCTTGATGAACTCCCGGCGTTTGAGAATAAAATCCAAAGCCGATTGGTAGGACCCTGGCTTCTCAGCCTCAGCGAATCGAGCCAGTTCCAGCTCTTCTCGCTCGTCGTCCATCAGGTCAGTCGGCTCAGCAGGTGCCGGAGGAGGCTGCTGTTGCTGTTGTTCCTGGAAAGCCGTAGTCGGATCGACCGTCTTCTTCTCCGGCGTAAATGGCTGGATATCCGGCAACCGTTGCTCCTTCTTGCGAATCGTTACCTTGGGTACAGCCGGGGGCTTCGGTTCGTCTGCATCCTCTGTCTTCGAGTCACCTTCTTCCCCTTCCAGCGGCTGGCTGGCTGGTTCGCTGGAGCCAGGCTCCGTTGCGGCTTCTCCCTCTTCCTCCTTCACCGGACTTGCTCCCGAGTCGTCTTCTGACTCCGGCTCAAGGTCTTCATTGAACCCGTCGCCCACGAGACTAAAAATCTTAAACTGCTTTTTCCGTTCCTCAAGCAGTGGATCTAGTAGCTCTTGTTCTTGGGTATCATTCTCTTCAGATGTCTGATTCATGTTTGGTTGAGTTGTTTATAGGTTAGATTGGGTCGCTCAGGATTTGAGCAATTTGGTCATCCATTGGTGGACTCCCAACAGCATTCGCGCTAAATGGATCGGGTGGTGTCGGCGTTCCGGGTACTCCCTCCAACACCTCGCCCCGGCTGATTGGGCTAACCCCGCCACTATGAAGCACCCGAGCCAGCTGCTGTATTTGTGACTGGAACTGTCGATTGCGCTCCTCGTTCTGCTGCATGTATTCGCTGATCTGCCCAGCCAGCTGTACAATCTGCATATTCTCTTCTTCCGGAGCACCCCCTACTATTCCTGACTCACCGCTACCTGGGTCAGGAAGCTCAAATTTCAGATCACTAGCGCCGCTGAGGCGGAAAATCTCCCCGATCAGTTTGACGATCTGATCGTCGTCGATCCGCTCCAGCACCCCAGGGAACGTCTGCGTAAGCCCCGGAAGCTGAGCGAGGAACTGCACCATAACCTCCGCTGCCCGTGTGTTAGACACTCGTTCCGCCCCGTCACGCGACGAGAAGTTATAATTATAAATCAGTGCCCGCTTCGATCCGATTAATGTCTGGCCTTCCCGTGCGCCTCCTTCTTCGGTATCTCCCTCCAGACCTTCGTCCAAAACCGAAAACCCAGCCGCCTCAATGGTTTCTGCTGAATATCGACGAGTCACTGGCACCTCGATTCGCTCATCTCCATAAGCCATCCAAGCCTCATAGAGCAGTTGTTTTTTCGCAGCCAGCCCTTCGTCGATGCCAATCCGGTGGAAAGCGTGCATCGTCTGCGTCGTGTCCCGGATCTCCATAACTTCGTGCGCGGTGATTTCACGTGGGGATGCCTGTCCTTGCTCCTGTGCAGAGAAATGGAGCACCCGCTCGGCCAATGACAGGAGCTGGATGATTCCTCGGAAAAACTGGCTGATGTCGTCCGCCCATTTTGCTTCATGGAGCTTCAAAACCTCTTCTGTTCGCGGGTCGATTCCTTGCTCCCGAAGCTTAGCTGCGCTGTATTCAATCAGCCGTGGTTGCTCGAAGATTTTATTTCCCCTAAGCAGCTTTTTGAACTGCTTGCGGATTTCTGGATCTCGCACCATGTCGATATTGAGGGTGATCAATTTAATCAGCCCTGCCGATTGGGTCATGAGCAGCTGGGTCAGCATGTTCGTCAGCGGGTCTTGCCACTCCATGGCTTCATGGGCAAAGGAGATGTTGAGCTGCCGCCCGTCATTCTCGTTATATCCATAATAAATCGCAGGCAAGGAAGGCAGAAACTCGCCCCAAATCACCGTGCGATCTCCCGCGACGACCAAGCGCAACCAAACCGGATGAGGATAATCACCCAGCCCGACATCCTTCGGGATGACGCGCTCCCGGTATTCGGTCACTACCACGCTGTCGTCTTCCCGTTCGGTCGAATAGCGTTGCCCACCCAAGGCTCCACCAGCCCCCGTCATATTGTTTAGGCGGTCGTTAGCACCCGCCACATCTACGTCAGTGGACGGAAATGAGAGGCGGCAGTCAAAATACTGCTCGAAGTAGTCCGTATTTTGGTTATAGAAGCGATGCCACTTCGCAGAAACCTCAATGTCGTTTCGGTTAAAATACTGCGGATTCCCTGCCACATCTCCAAAGCGACGAACATCCCAGAACCCGATCCACTTCGGCCCGGTGTTGGTGTTGATCCCCGACAACGGCTTGGAGTTATCGTAAATCACTCGCGTAGGGTGCGGTCGAACAAAAGGCAATCCTTCGCGGACCGTTCTCGCTTCTGCTCTTGGGCTTAGTCCTTCCCGTATGTCTGTATGGAAAATCTGCTCCTCACGATCCCACGATCTGGCCGGAAACTCCACCGTATGGCCATACAGGTGCATGTCGCGAACTACCTGCACAAGATCATGCCGGTAATTATACTGGTTCACAATCATCTCGCTTCTTTGGGAAAGAAGATCGCCGCGCAGTTTCGCAACCCACGAAGTGGAGTAAGGATTGTATTTAAAAAGAGGGTGCGAAGTAACGTATGTAGCCGCCACAGAAGCAGTTCTTCGCGTTACAAACGAGCGAACAATGTTCACCCAAGTGTCATGAAACCTCGGCAGGTCGATCTCTGCAATCTCTCCGTTCTTATCAAACTCGCAAAACTTCTCCAGCTGAGAACGATCCAAGTCTTTGATTCGATCTCTGAGTTTTGTAAATTTCAGCTTCCCCTGTGCATACTGCATCAGGGGGACAGTCATCTTCGTGATAGCGTGAGAGTCCCATGCCAGGTCGGCAGCGGCATAGAAATGATAATTGCGGAAGTTAGCAGCCACTGCATGATCGATCCTGGAAGCAATAAGACGTTCAAACCGTTGCCGCTGCTTCAGAAGGTTCTCTCGTTTTTTGCGCTCTGCTGGGTCCGTGACATCCGGGCCGACAGGCTTGCAAGTAAAGAGCTGGCGAATGGCTTCTCTTGTGCTTCCGTATTTTTCAAGAACCTTTGGATCAACCATGTTTTATAATCTCTCTGCTATTCGCCGATAACCCCCTCGGGGAACAGCGGCTTATCTGCTTCCGGTGACAACATACCAAGCGCAGCCCTTTCAAACATCAGAAAGTGAAGCTCCACAGAAGGATGCGGTCTACTGTTTCGGATCCAGCTATTCGATGATCCCGGCTGATATCTCACCATCATTGCCAGCTCTCGGGGGGTCACTTGCATGGCCTCACACAATCGCAGGATTCGCTCTCGGTCGAAAGTAAGAGCATGTCGCAAACGATACCAATGGTCGCTTATGAGAAACTCCTTCGACCCCGCTTTGTAGCGCCCCCTAATCAGTCTTTTGCGTTTTTCTGCATTCAGTTGCTTAGTCTTCTGTCTCGCTTTCATTACGCCCGATCATCACCGCCATCACCGGCTCACTCCCTGTGGGGAAAGCCGCAGGATCTTCGTCATCGCCGCCCTCTTCCTCGTCCAGCACCAGGCTGTCGATCGTCAATTCGATACCAGCGTCAGGATCATTGCTGAGAGTCGTATAATGAATAGTCAGGGTGCCGCTGTCCCCCGGCTCCTTACCTCCCAACGCCGCCAGCAAATCCGGGTTTTCTCGGTAGTCTAAACGCAGTTTATTTTTATCAGAATTAGCTTCCATTCTTAATCCTATTAAAGGGATTACAGACAAAGGCAATAGGTTTTCGGAGGAATGGGTACAAGTGGATCGGTGTTCAATGAAGGGCGAAAATCTGCAAAGGCGTACCCACGCACCTCTGCAGCAAAATACCCTGTCCGGAGACATCCTCCGACTCTATGCCCGATCCACTTAAAAGCTGTTAAACCATTTCGCACTGATACTCCTCTTCCCTTTCTGTCTCAGCTGTAACGATGCGACCGCCCGTTTGTCGATAGAAAATTGGATACGTCAGTGCGTCATAGGCGTGCTTATGGTCTGAATTTTTCTTGGGGTTCAGGGGCTTGTTCTTGTCCCCCTCAATGTTCTCTATAGCATCGATTGTTCTTACGCAGTGAGCATCCAGGTACAACTCCTCCCGCCCCAAAATCCCCATCAATAACTTGGCGCGAAACTCCACCGAATAATCCGGCCTGGGGCACTCGCGAAGCCGCACAGGCTGGTCAATCCACGGATAAGCGTGCGGATGTCCATCCAGTTCCGCCTTGGTTTTCTTCTCAAGTTCGGCGTGGTCAAAGCTCCCTGTTGTCGAGCGGAAACGATTAAACGCGCTCTTGTCCGAAATATGCTCAAAGTAAAAACGATGCTGCACTACCTCGCACCAATAGTTCATCTTTCGCAGTAGCTTTGGAGCTAGCACCTCGTAGTCCACCTGCTGCTTGATGATGATTAGCTCATCAAAAACAACCCACACCACTTTGTCCTTCGTCGGCACTTCCTGCATGAAGACGATTCCATGGTTCACGTCTCCCAAGTCGTAGCCGATAGTGATCGGAAGCCCCTTTACCGGCTGGACACGCCGATTGCTCTTTGTGTTGCCGACGACGTGGATGTCCTTATTAAAGTGGTCCTTAAAAATTGCCTCCCCGCTGGGCCGGTCAATCCAGCGCCCCTCCACCAATCGAGCCTGGTCCACCGGATCGTCGGCGTAGGATTCACGCAGTCCCTCCAGGTATTCTTCGGTCAACCAACGGATATTCTCCTCGAACGGTACGAAATACCAAGCGAAGTTCCGCCGCCGCTTGATCCCCGGCATTTCCGGGTCTTTCGGCCACGGCTTTCCGTTTTCGTTGTCCACGCACGTTTCGTAGCCCAGCTTGTAGAGCCAGTGGCTCGGACCCAATGGGTTGAACGACGCTAAAAACTGTTGTGTTCCGGTGATTCCCTTCCGCCGTCCCAGCTGGGCGCGGAGCCGTCGATAATACTTGGGCGTATCGCAAGTGTCGATCTCCTCGAAATACACCATGCTCGGTTCAATCCCGCGTATCCGATCGTCAATGGTGCTTTGGTGCGGCAGCGCAATGAAGATGATGTAACTCTTCGTGCCGAACCGGTTGCGGATCCAAAGCGTCCGGTCCTTGGTCTGCGGGTCTAGCTTCGCCAGGCTGTATTCGAGCCCGATCCCATTGTCCAACAGTTCACCCTCCGGTTCTCCCGGTTTCGGCGGGGCTCGGTTTCCGTCCCTCCATTGCGGCAAGATGTTATTTTCAAGAGCGTTGCAGATTCCTTTGTTGATAACCCGAATCGACCGGGCGCAGGCCAGCACCAGCGCGTTATGGTTCTCATAGCAATGCCGGATCATCCTGTGCGCGAAACCAACCGATTTCCCAGACCCCTTGGGGCCATACCCAAAGATCACATTCGAGGAATCCTCAAAGATCTTCATCTGCGTCGGGTTCAGCAGCGGCCACCACGGCTCCGGCTCCTTCGGCTGCCCGACCTCCTTTTCCTGACGAAGCTCCTCCTCGGAGAAATACCCAACCCCTTCCGAGGCGTAAAACTCCTCTTCTTCAACAAGCAACCGAGCTATCTGTGTAGGCTTCATGTCGTTGGTTTTGTGCCTTGTGGATTGGATCCATGATAATGGATATGCTGCTCAAGCTTTGCTACCTGTGGCTTAAAGCCAGGTTTTGCCCTCGGCCCATTGCCAGCATTTTCGCGCTCCAGCTTCTGGAGTTGCAGCCGCATCTTGTTTGCCGTTTCTGTGGCTCCGTTCAGCTTCCGGAGCTGATCCACATATTCGTTGGCGATCCGGAGATATTCAACGCGCTTGTCATGGGCCGTGGAGTAGTAGCCTTTCTCCGTAGTCTCGGTGAACTTTTCCGGGTCGTCGTCGATCTCCTGGATTTTTTCAAGGACACCCTCGTAGAGAAACAAGGTTCGGGTAAACGCATGTCCCATGCCCGCGAACGTTAAGTCCATCATGTTGCGGATGTTCTCGGTGTACCCAGCCTGAAGCCTTCTTAGAAACTCCCGTTCCTTTTTGTTCTTCCCGAGCTTCACCAACCCACCACGCATCGCAATCCGACGATCCTCGTGCTCAATGGCTTCCACCAGCATAGCATCGCCTTGCTCAGACGTATGTAGAGCCTCTTGTGTCGGTGCACATTGCAGCACCCCTCCGCCCCCCACCGGCTTGGTGCGCTCCATTCTCATGATCTCTGCTGCCTTCCCCTGTGGAATCCGCTGGGCGCTCTTCTTTGGGTTAGGCCCGTAGCCGGGCATCCCGTGTTTCGCCCTCAACGCCGTCACTCGTATCATGTTGGCCAACCGGGTTCGGCTGATCCCCATCTCCTTGGAAACTCGTGCGCGGTCCCCCTTGTATTTTGTCAGCAGATGATCCACTTGAAGAATCTCGTGCTCGCTGTAAGTACGCTTCTTTTGCTTCCGAACCGTCATTACATGCAACCTGCTATCACGCTTATAGGATTATATCAAGGTGCAACTGGCGAGGAGCCTGCTATTTAGGAAGATGCACTAGTCAAACGTGACGCGCTTTGCCGCTTCCATGGAGCACTCCCGCCGCAAGTGATGGGTTGAGCGGGGGCAGCGGTGGCCTTGGTTTGACGCACGGAGTCCGCCATCATCGAGATCATGCGGTAGAGATCGGGGTTCCGGCGCATGTAGTTGTTGATGTCGATCAGATCCTGGCTGATCCCCTTCGATTCTTCGCTGGCAATACAGGGGTAGATTTCTTCGAGCGTGTGCCCGCTCGCTTCGATAACGTCTCGCAGCCTGGCTTCTAATACCAGAAGCCCGCGGAATGGGTCGTTCCAGTTTTTCGCGTCGCACATCTTCCGTAGTAGCTCGTCGGAAGGGGTCTGTCCTTGCATGACGCGAGTGATATTGGCAGGTGCCACATTGACTGCCTTTGCGAAGTCAGCGGTGCGCTTCTTTTCTTCTTTAAGCATTGCCTGAAACACGTGAGCTAAGCTGTTCATTTTCAGAAAATGAAAAAATTTGCAGAAAATGGCAACTTTTTTCTTGCATCGTTTCAAAAAATGAAATTTATTCCAGTCTCCAAAGTATGAAGACAGTGAATCAATCTTTACAGGAGACGAGAGACTTTGTGTTGGAAACGCTCAAATTCCGCAGACGAACCGCCCGTCATGCTGACGACACCACGGTTGTCGCAGCCACGGACTATCTCGCAGACGTGTTGCGTCACATTGATATCGAGCACGCAAAACTTGTTCAAACTGCAGACGGGCCACAAATCGTGATCGAGCGAAAGAAAGGCGAAGTCAAATTTTAAGTCCGCTTTTTTTTGTGCCTATCACTCAGGGATTACCTGATCGGGGCATCGATAAAAACCAAAACCTAAAAAGGAAAACCATGAAGCCAAAACCAGACTACGGGTACTACCTCGTTGACATCGAGCGCGACGGCACGGACCCACAACCGGGCGATCAGTATTGGTGCACTCTCCATTGTAAATGGATAGATCGCATTCGGCCGAAACTTCCCCTCGATGAAAACTACACCTACCGGCGCCGTGTGCCGGAGATCGAGGGTTATCGACTGCTCGGACTCGACGAGGTGATCGTGCCAGGCACGATCTTTTTTGTGGAAGAAGATAGTGATCGTGATTTCGCCGACCCCGACCGCCACATTCAGACAGCGCATCAGTGGTCGTCGGTTAGGCATGTAATAGATCATTTCATCAACCACTGCCACTACGTCGCTTTCTACGCGCCGGTTGAAAAGCCAGAAAAAAAGTCCGAAGCAAACGGCTGGCTGCCGATTGAGCAGTTTGACGCGGACAGGCACCTTCCGTGCTGGGTGACCAACGGCAAAACATATAAATTCGCGTCGTTCCGGCACGAAGGTCGTCCTGCTACAATTAGCGGTTCGCGAGAATTCGACAACTCAATCACTTTCTTCTCCCCGATTACTCCACCCGCAGATCTTCCAAGCCAAGACCAATGTGCTTTTGAGAAATGGTGGAGCGAGAAAGATACGGCGGTGAAAGCCAACAAGGCGTCTGCAGAGGTTATTTGGAACGCAGCTCTGGAAGCAGCAAAGGAGGCCATAAAATGAAAACCCAAATCCTCCTTGATACGCTCGCGATAGTGGCGGCCATCGGGGCTATCAGCGCAATCCTTATCTTAATGGGAGGTGCACTGTGATGTTTTATTACGGTCTAGCCGCCATCTTTTTTATGTGGGTCCTAACAATGACCTTAGTCGTCCTTTTGTCCGTCCTGGATGGCGGCTTTGGGATTCCCGTTAAAGGGATCCCTCGTGTTCTAACCATAGGAATGGCGGCAGTTATCGCTCTAATCGCAACTTTTTATATATGGCAAACTTAATCCTTAAAGAAATCGGAATCTCGCGAGAGCGGGTAAGAGAGATAACCAAAAATGCACACCCGGATCCCGACGAGCCAATCGAAAGGAATGATCCCGACGAGCCAATCGAAAGGAATTCCAGAATAACTCTGACAAGAGGTGAATGGATGACAGTCCAAGAGGTAGCTAAAACGTCTGGGAAATCAATAAAGGGCCTTATTAGCGAGATAGTAAAGGAGGCTATAAATAAATGAGTAGCGAAGATAATACGAGCCGGAGTCTGCCACGCTTGGCATGGTCCCTGACGGAAACCGCTGAAATCCTAGGGCTTTCTTATACGACTGTATGGAGGCTTGTGAAACGCGGCAAGATTCGAGCCGTTCCGGGAATCGGGCATAAGCTGATTCCCCAAAAGGAAATCGAACGTTTTCTCGACACCGTGGAGGAAGTGCAGTGATCAAAGAGCATCAAGGCTACGTCCATGTAAGACTGGGCAAGGTACAAGGGAACAAGGTTTACCGATCACCAAGATGCAGCCTGAGGGCTTATGACGTAGCTGTTGAGGAATGCCCTGCTGGCTGCGTCGTGTCGAGCTTTGA